GGATCTTGCAACCTCACAGGTGAAATCCGGAGAGTGTTGTGTTGACATGCTTACACGTCTCAAAAACTCTCTAAACTCACTTTCACTTACATCATATCTTATACTTAGATCCTCAACTGTTTTGGTCGTTGCTCGGACTGCATTGCTCGGTTTGATATACCTCAACTTTACTTCATCCATTCCTTTATTGGATGCAAACTGTGTAAATTGATTATATAAACCACCGTAGAACTCGGCAAATTCTGGGAACATATACATCTCATTATATATCCCCTCAACTTTCTTTGCTGCAAATTGCCACATTTTGCCTAGATACATCTCATAATTCTTTGTCGTTAACGCTGATTTGGATAGGATGTTACCTAATTTTGGCATCATATAATATGTATCTTTGCCATTCACCTCCGCTCGATAGAAAAATGATGAACAATACTCCACCTGGCATATATTATCAAAATGCTCTGATGTCAATTCAAAGCCAAACGCTTCAAGTGAAGAAAAGACTTTCTCTGTAAACTTGTATTGGGTTGGTAAAAACACTAATGAATCATCCCCACACACAAGTATTTTAAAACCATCTTCAATTAATTGTTCACCGTAAAATTTCGTGTATGCGTAAAGTAACAAGTTTGCGGTTAGTATAGTATTACATACTGTGGTTTGGGGATCCCCGGATGCACGGGTCCCAACTACCTCTGCAGTGACTTTACCTCTATCCAAATAACTTCGCCCTACGGTTTTCCAGGTTCCTGCTCCATATCTGACATGTTCATCAGTTAAACAGTGATATCTCCGTGGGAGCATATGCCTGTAATACTCCATTTCGAGTAAATTAACAGGGGAACGCTGAGTTGAGTCGTATTTCTTAAAGTCGCTTCCAATGAATGTATACTTGTGGTATCTCAACAAATAATTTACTACTTCACCCATCTGTGATCTATCCATGCCACTTGTATAGACTATAACGTCTTGTACTGCATCCTTTCCTATCATTGTGGCGTATCCTTTTTGCCCCCAACCATGTTTTATCGCTTTTGTTATGGAACACATGATTGGCCCAAGTATACATTGTACTTCCGTCTCTCGTGCATTGATGGTGCGTGCTGGTGCGTTTATAGCTTTAAACATTAACTCAAACTTTGTGAAACATTTCTTCTTCTTATACAACCTATCCTTTAATATTGATAAGGGTTCCACATACGCCCATCTTGATTTATTTATATACTCTTCCCTTTTCGTCTTGCTAAAATGATATCTGGTATCAATCCATTCTTTAAAACTCATGACCTTGGAGAGTGTAGGTAAGAATAAAGGTATAAAGTAACGTTTTGTCCATGCCGTGAACTCCGCAAATGGCTGAGCTTGGAAATCGTACTTATTAACACGACACTGACGCTGTTTTAAACTCTCCTCAATATTATACGTAGTGGA